AGCGCCGCTGGCACCCGTTCCGCCAAATCAAGAGCGCGGTCTACCGCGCCCGACCGATCATCGCCGCCGATCTTACGAAAGGGCTTGAGTAGATGGTCAAGGAATCAGCCCTCGGCGATGCCCTGTACGTCGCGCAGTACGACCTGTCGGGCGACATCGGCCAGGTCAACAACGTCAACAACCCGCGCTCGTTGCTCTCCGTGGACTCGATCCAGGATCTAGCCGAGTCACGGACCCCGGGGCGCAAGGACGGCTCGATCGGCTTCACGTCCTATTGGAACATTGTCGCCGGACAGGCTCACCCGGTTCTCTCCGCGCTGCCGACGACGGATCGGATCGTGTCCTACTTCCACGGCTCGACGGTCGGCGGAGCCGCGGCCTCGATGACGGCGAAGCTCATCGACTACGCGCCCAGCTTCGGGGCGGACGGCTCGCTGGTCGTCACCAACAGCGCAGTAGCCAACGGCTTCGGCCTCGAATGGTCCGGCGGTGGGACGGGCGACGGGATGCTCACGACCGGGAAGCAGTCGTTTGCCACCGGCACCGTCAACGGGACGGCGATCGACCTCGGCTCAGTGTCCACGTTGTTCGGTGCTGCGGCGTATCTCCACGTCTTCTCCGTCGCGTCGGGAACCGCGACGTTCGCGGTGCAGGACTCGCCGGATGACATCACCTACACGAACCTCGCCGGGATGGTCTTCACAGGGGCCACGGGTGCCACCTCAGAGCGGGTCCAGGGCGCCGTCGGTGCCACCGTCAAGCGGTACGTCCGCATCCAGGGAACGGGTAGCCACGGCGCCGCCGTGATCGCCTGCAACTTCATCCGCTATCTCAGCCTGTCCACAGCGTAGGAGAATCCAATGGCCAAGGTCTCAGGTCTGCCGACCTCCGTCACGGTGGGCGGGAACGACATCAGCAACGACATCGCGTCGTTCAGCGTCAACACGCCTTACGGGGTCCAGGATGTCACCGGCATCGACAAGTCCGCGATGGAGCGGATCGTCCTGCGGGCGGACTGCACGGGCGCCCTGTCCGTGTTCTTCAACACCGCGGCGAACCGGGCACACGCCACGCTCAAGACGCCGGGCAGCAAGACGTTCGTCATTGTCTACCCGGGCCCGGCGACGCTGACGTTCACCGCAATCACGACCGACTACGGCCTCTCGACTGGCGCCGACGGCTCGCTCGTCGGGACGGTGCCGTGGTCGCTGTCCAGCGGCACTGCGGCAGCCTGGACGTAACAGCAGGGACCCTCGGCTTGGCGCCCGCCTCGGCCGAGGGTCTCCTGACGGGCGGGCGAGGAGGCGGGCATGAAGACAGCCGATTTCGATTTCGAGGAATACCCCGGCGACGCCTACAGCGTGACGGTCTCACCGATCCCGTTGGCGGTGTTCGAGAAAGTGACCGTGCTCTTTGAGACGGCCATCACGGAGTTCACGACGCAGGGCACGACTGCCGGTATCCGGACGTTGGTGCCGGAGTTCATCAAGGTCGCCAAGCCGGTTCTCAACGGCAAGCCGCTCACCGCGAAGCTGGCCGACGGCGACCCGAACCTGACGTTCGCCATCGTGCGCCAGTGGCATACGGAGGTCCGCGAAGTGCCCCTCCCTTTGCCGCGGCGGTCCGTCGCTGGCGGGCCGTCCCCCGCGCCGTAGATCCACCCGCCGAGCTGGTCATCGCGTCGTTCAAGGACGACGTGATGCGGCGTTGGGGCTACACCCTCGACTCACTCGGGGATGCCGACGCCCACGAGCTCTACCAGACGTGGGAACTGGTGACCAACGACAAGCTCGGCGAAGTAGAGGCCGATTCGGAGGTGTGACATTCCGAACACCGTCCGCGTCGGTACGCAGGTCACGGGGGTCTCGAAGTCGTCGTCGGAGCTGGACAAGCTCCGGGACAAGTTCGACCACCTGCAGAAGCAGGGCGCCAAGGGCTTCGCTGTAGGCGTTGGCGCCGCCGTCACAGTCAAAGCGTTCAACCTCGTCGGCGATGCGATCGGCGAGGTCACGAACATCATCGGGGATGCGATCCACGCCGCATCCAACGAGGAACAGGCTGTTGCCCGCCTGACCACGTCGCTCAAGGCAAACGTTCCGGGATGGGACGGCAGCACCAAGGCGATCGAAGAAAACGTCGCTGCTGGAAAGAAGCTCGGTTTCACAGCTACCGAGCAGCAGAATTCGCTCGCCGGTCTCGTCGGGGCGACGCACAACGTCACCAAGGCCATCGAAGTTCAGAACGTGGCGATGGACCTCGCCCGGTACAAGCACATCTCGCTGGAGGAGGCCGGGCAGGCTCTTACAAAGGTCGAAGCTGGATCGTATCGAGTCCTGAAGTCGCTCGGCATCGAACTGAAGGCGGGAGCCACACAGACCGAAGCCCTCGCCGCTGTCGAGAAGATCGCGGCTGGCCAGTCCGTCGCCTACAGCAAGACCCTGGCCGGATCGATGGACGTGATGAACGCCAAGGTCGAGGCGGCTCAGGCCAAGATCGGCAAGGGCCTGATCCCGGTTCTCCAGAGTGCCGCCATCGCCGCTGGCAACCTGACCGATGCCATCACGGGCGGGACAAGAGACACGATCCAAGGGCTTGAGCAGCAGACCGCCGACATGCTGAAGGTCGGGGCCGGGATCGACGACTGGAACGCCCACCTCGAGCTATTGAAATCAACGGAGCAGGACATCCGCGATGGAGGTGGTCTGTGGACCACCTCAGAGCAGGACAGCCTCAACCGGAGCATCACCGCCACTGAGGACGCGATCGCCGCACAGCGCAAGCTCGGTGCGGCGATCCGCGACACCGACCGCGATATCTCCAAGATCGCTATTTCCGCTCCGCTCGCCATCAAGGGGTTGTTCGGTTCAGATCTTGCCGCCGCTGCCACTGGTGCGATCAAGTACGCCCGACGCGAAGCGAACCTCCTCGGCGCAGCCGTTGCCCAAGGCATTCGCGACAAGCGGAGCCTCGTCGATACCGCATGGACCGATCTCCTCGACGGGCTGAAGAACTCGCTCAGCGCGACGAAGGAGACGGCGAAGCTCCTCGGCGAGCTGGTGTCCAAAGAACTCGTCCATGGACTTCACGATGGCGACCCTGCCGTCAGGGCGCAAGCCCGCTACACGAAACAGGTGATCCTCGACCGGCTGGAGGAGCTGCGTCCTCGCGCCGGCACGCTGTCCAAAGAGGCGATGGACGAGCTGAAAAAGGGAATGAAGTCAAAGGACCCGGACATCCGGAAGGCATCGACCGACATCTATAACGCGGCAACGAGCAAGATCAAGACGCTCCCGACCGATGCTCATAAGTGGGGTGAGAACTTCACGAAGCAGTACGCAGCCGGGATCCTCTCGAAGGTCGACCTCGTCGCTTCGGCCGCCGGGGCGATCTCCAAGGCCCTGTCGAACAACCTCCGAGCCTCGTCTCCGACGAAGGAAGGCCCATTGTCCACGATGGGCGGCCCCGAGGGCTGGGGCGAGCGGATCGGATCGCTGTTCTCCAAGGGCCTGAACTCTCACCTCCCCGACCTGTCCGCGCTCGGCTCACCCTCCTCCGGGTCTTCCGGGGGAGGCTTTGGTATGTCCGGCGGCTCTTCGTCCGGCGGCCTGACCATCCACATCCACGGGGTCAGCGTCCTGACTCCCGGCGCCGGCGAAGCCCTTGCCCGCCAGCTCGAGCCGCTCATCACCAAGCACCAGCAGCGGCAGGGACGCGCACCGCGGGCTGCGGGGGCGTTCTAGGTGGCCATTCATCTCGTCCAGACATCCAGCCCGCTCCGCAACAACCTGTCGATCCCGCTCCCCTCCGGGGCTCCCGCGGATGGCAACCTCGTCGTCCTGTACGTCTGGTCGTCCAGCCATACGACAACCCCGACCCCGTTGACTGGCTGGACGCTCGCGCCGAACAACCAGCAGACCGGCGACCCGATCGGCGGATCGGTGGCCATCTTCTACCGCGTGGCGGCCAGCCTGTCCTCGCCGATCGTGCTGCCCTGGTACCCGTTCGTTGACTGCCTGTTCGTCATCCGCGAGTACGGCGGCTTCACGGGCGTTCCAGCGGTCGTCGATTCCGATGGCGTCTCGACACCCAGTGGTGTGACGGGCACGACGATCCTCGGCGGTTCTGTGACGCTCACAGCCACAGGCCTCATCTGCGCCATGTCGCTCATCTGCGACGGCATCGGCCACGCCTACGCCACGTTCACGCCGGACGCCGGCCTCAGCACCTTTCTCAATTCTGCGGGGGCTGGCTTCCCATATCAGGATTACGGGGCCGAGCTCGTGCCGGCGGCAGCCGCGACCTACAGCCCGGTCGGCTCGCTCAGTTCGAACCTGAACCAGCAGTACGCCTCAACGACCGTCGCCTTCGCGGGCGTCGCGGTCGCCGCACCGGGCGCACGGATCGACTGGGACGACGATGGCTTCGATAGCGGCACCTACGATGACGTGTCGGCCGATGTCATGGGCTGGACGATCCAGCGCGGGGCCTCGGCGGAGATCACGGGCGGAGCACAGTCCGGCTCGGCCACGCTCCTCCTCCGGCGGCTGAACCAGGATGGTCGTTACAACCCGCGCTATGTCTCCTCGCCGCTGTACGGCAAGCTCCGCGACGGGGTGAGGGCACACATCGCCATCAACGAGGACGGCACGCTCTCCGGGGCCGGCACCGTAAGGGGGTTGTTCGCGGGCCGGATGACCGATATCACGCCGCTCGCCTCGCAGGGCCCGGGCCACGTCCCAATAACCGAGATCGTCTGCGAGGATCCGCTGTCGTGGTATGGGCGGACGAACGTCCACATCGCCGATAGCCGGACCCGCTCGCACGGGGAACTCCGGCTTGCGGTTCTCGCGGACATGGACGAGACCCGGTACGACCTCGACAACGAGATCGAGACGATGCCCCTGTCGTCGGCCGAGGGCAACGGGTTCGGGGTCCTGTCCCAGATCAACGCGGCCAACGGAACGCGGCACTTCGCCAAGCCATCGGCATCGGCCGCGGACTGGTATCGCTATACGACCCGCAACCGCCAGTACAAGCTGGCCGGTGTAGCGGATGCCACGCTGAATGCGGGGTCGCAGCACGTCACCGACACATCGGGCTGGCGGCTCTCGGCGGACACGGTCATCAACCAGCAGCGGGCGTCGGTCGACGAGATCGAGTTCCTCGATGCGTCCCGGATCGTCTGGGAGCATGACGCTCTACCGTTGATCGTCTCGGGAACGGTGGTCATCTGGGCGACGCTGCCCGATTACGTCGACGGCCAGACGGTCGAATACACGAACACCGGCACCGCGCCCACGGTGACCCTGACCCCCTTTGCCACTACGGCGAAGCTGACCCTCGTCTCGGCCGGCACCACCACGTTCACGATGCTCCGGATCCGGGGCTACGAAGTTCTCCGCGGAGATGCGCAGTCATACGTCTCGGACGACCTGACGAGCCAGGCAGGCCCTCGGGGAGTCCGGGCCGGCTCGGATATCTCGGGCCAGTAC